AGCGGTACGTGCGGCCATTGCTCTCGTGCGGCCACTACGGCCGACCGGTCTTCGAGTGCTCGTCGCAGTGGGACTTCCCCCACGACGAGCACATCTGCCCGATCTGTGGGGCCGTGGTCCAGTGGGACGTGCGGGTCCAGGCGGCCGTCGCGGGCGCAACCTGATCGCCGGGGGATCGGCCATCATGGGCGCAGTGGACATCTACGCCGTCGTCTGGCCACGCCGCGAAGGCGACCGGGAATGGGTGTGGCAGGTGTGGGTCGGCAACCGCGCCGAGCGCAGCGGGCGCTGCCGGACACAGATCGGGGCTTCGCTGCGCGCCTGGATCGCTGTCCGACGGCTCACGGCTGTCTACGCTTCGGGGTATGCGTCGAGGTAGCACATGGCACCCGAGGCTGGCTCGATCACTGGCCGAGGAGTTGGGGGTTGCTGCCCGCAACGAGCACCGGATCATCTTGACGATCCCGACCGCTGAACTGCACGGCGAGACGGGTGAGGTGATCGGCGAACAGGACGGCCTGCTGCGGGTCGCGTTCTCCAGCGATCAGGCGAAACGGATGCTGCGACGCATCCAAGCGGCGGCCTGATCGTGGGTCGCAGACTGACCACCGAGGAGCGTGCGCTGCGCTCGATCAGCGAACGCGACTATCAGGCGCAGATCACCGCGCTCGCCACCATGTACGGCTGGAGGTGGCGGCACTTCAAGGATTCACGCAAGGAGGTCAAGCGCGGCGGGCGATCCATGTGGGTCGGCGACGCTGACGCCGCCGGGTGGCCGGATCTGGTGCTCGTGCGCCCACCCGAGTTCCTCGTGATCGAAGTGAAACGGGAGACGGGTGTCGTCACTCCCGAGCAGGCCGAGTGGCTCGACCTTCTCCGATCCTGCGGGATCGAGGTGATCGTGGCGAGACCGAGCAACTTCGGCGAGGTGCAAGCAAGGCTGACCCGATCCCGCCCAAGGCAACGGCGGCCGTCGTAGGATCAGTCGTCGAGTAGCGGAGGTGTGTGTAAGTCCCCTCGCGCACACCCCCGCTGCTCATGTCGAAGGCGCGACGCATGGTCTACGCTGCAGGTCATGCCGCGTGGGACGCCGCCCCCGAGAGTCAGGTTCAGTGGCACGAGCCGTGGCGACAGGTCCGCCACGTTCGCGATGGTCCCCCCGCAGCGCCATCTCGCGCGTTTCGGCTCTGCGGCACTCCAGCACGTTGGTGACTGGCACGCCCCTCAACGCAAGGGTCACGAGTGGCAGCGCGACGCGTACGCCTACAACGAGCTGATCGGCGAGATCGGCTATCTGCATGCGCTCACCGCCAACCTTGTGTCCTCCGCCGAGTTGAAGCCGGTCAGGGTCGAGATCGGTGACGACGGGCGGCGCGCGCTGTCCGAGACGTCCGATCCCCGAGTGAACCGGGTCATGGAGGCGTTCACCGGGCCGATGGGCGGACAGAAGGAGCTGAAGCGCCGGGCCGCGCTTCACTACCAGATCGCCGGCGAGTCCTACCTGGTGGGCACCCCACTGGTCGACGAGCACGGGAGATCACAAGGGATCTCGTGGGAGTTCCTGTCCACCGAGGAGATCAAGGTGGACACGCAAGGGTCGCGGCAGCGGATCCAGCGCAACGCCACCGGGGCGAGCGATGACAAGAGCTTCGTCGATGTCGAGGCGTACATCGCCCGGTTCTGGCGTCCCGATCCGCAGTTCTCGATGCGGGCCGACTCGCCGATGAAGCGGGTGCTGCCGATCTGCCGCGAACTGATCGTGCTCTCCGAGGTGGTCGACGCGGTTGCCAAGAGCCGGTTGCCGGCAGGGATCCTGGTCATCCCCGAGGAGCTGTCGTTCGGTCCTCTCAACGAGAGCGAGGAGGAGTCCTCCGACACCGACGACATCGACCGGTTCGTGCAGGCACTCGTCGAGCACATGCGCGCCCCGGTGGAGGATCGCACGTCGGCGGCCGGGCTGGTCCCGTTGGTCGTCAAAGGCGCGGCCGAGTACCTCGATCACATCCGGGTGATCCCGCTCGGGCAGGACATCGACCGGGCCTATCAGGATCTGCGCGAGGAGCTGCTCAAGCGGATCGCCCAAGGGTTGGACGCCCCACCCGAGATCATCGGCGGCAAGGCAGGGCTGAACCATTGGACGTCCTACAACGTCGACGCGGACTTCATCACGAAACACGTCAACCCGGTGGGCGAAGCGATCGCCGAGTTCGTGACCACCGCCTACCTGCGACCCATGCTCGTCGAGTTCGAGGGCATGACCGAGGAGGAGGCGGCGTCCTACGCGGTCGTGTTCGACGCCAGGTCGCTGACCGCCCGATCCGATGAGGGGCCCGCCGCGACCGGCGCTTGGGATCGACTGGCACTGTCGGACATGGCGTACCTGCGCGCCAACGGGTTCTCCGAGGAGGACGCCCCCAGCGAGGAGGAGCGGCAGCGGCGACTACTGGAGAAACTGGTGCTCGCCGATCCAACCACCTACGGGCCGATCGTGCTGCCACTGCTGTACCCCGATCTGGCCGACGTGTTCCACACGTCGGCTCCCGGTTCGGGGCGCGCCCCCAGTGTGGATGCGCCGTCCACCCCGGCGGGTCCACGGGCGGAACTCCCCCCGGAGAACCCGCCGTCCGAGCCGCCGAGCGGGGCCGCCCCGCAGGGCGCATCGGACGACTCGTTGATCGACGCGGCCCTGGTTGAGCGGCTCACGACGGCAGCCGACGCTGCGCTCGATCGCGCCCTGGAGCGAGCCGCCAACCGGGTCCTGTCGCGGATGAACGGCAAGCACCCCGTGCTTCGCGATGCCTTCAAGGGGGTCCCGAAGAACGAGGTGCTGTCACGCATGACCGATCTAGATTTCCGTTCACTGGGGATCACCAGGGATGAGGTGATCGTCGACGCGTGGGACGGGCTGGAGATGAGGGGTCGCGCGTGGGTTCGGGACGCCCTCATCAGGCGTGGCGAGCCGTCGTTCCTCGCCGACGAGATCGCCGAGGCAGCGATGCGTGAACTGGTGGGGCGGCTCAACGAGTTCCTGTTCAGTTCGATCGGTGTGAAGATCCCGGTGCTTGCGTCAGGGTTGCGTGTCCCAACCGAACTGGTCACCGGTTCTCTCAGATCAGCGTTGGCCAGGTCCAGGTCGCTTCGTGTCTGAGCGTTCGTTCTCACTGCCGCGATCGGAGCGGAACCGCTGGCAGATGCGGGTGACCCGAGCCGCCGAGGCAGCGTTCGACGAGGTGCGGGGTCGCATGCGTTCGGCGATCCGGGGCTCACCGAGCGGCCAGTACGCACCCGACAGTCTCTGGAACGACGAGTGGTGGGTGGCGGCGGCCGACAAGCATCTCGCCCCGGTGTTGTGGGCGATCCGGTGGGAGGCGGCCGAGCTGGTAGCGGCCGGGTTGGGTTTGGAGGACGCCTTGAAGTGGCCGCCGTTGACGTCCCACCAGTACGGGCAGTTCGTCGCCCAGATGGAGGCGATCTACGGCTACGCCGAGACAGTCAAGGAGCGGGTGACGGAGCTAGCGACGATCGCTAACGCCGATCGGGCGACGAAGGGGTGGCTCATGGAGCAGCTCGGGTTGGTCGCTTCGGCCGGCCCGTTCTCCCCCGCCATCGCGAAAGGCATGGGGCTCACCGAGTCGGTGACTGCTGCCGAATCAGGCGGGGCCGCCTTGATCGACGCCGACACACCCGATCCCGCTGTGCGGAAGTGGAAGACATGGCAGGCGGTCTTCCACAACACCCGAGAGTCGCATGCACGGGCTCACGGGCAGCGGCGCCTAGCGAAGAACCCCTACACCGTCGGGGGCTACAAGGGGATGTATCCGGGCGATCCCCTGCTCCCCGCGGCCGAGCGGGTCAACTGCCAGTGCTACCAGAAGTTCTTCGTCTCCAAGCCGAAGCCGAAGCAGGAGCCGAAATCCAAAGCCGAGTTGCGTGACGGCAGGATCGAAGCACTCCCCGGTGACGGCAAGATCAGGGCCACCGAACACGTGGACGGTCGTGTCCGCAAGCGTGCATCACAGAAGGAGCTTGAACGCAGATTCCGCGAATCGGGTTACAACAAGGATGCCATTCACCCGAGGTACAACGATCTGCTGCCCGCCAACCACAAGCTGAACAAGGTCACCAAGACGGTGCATGACGTGATCGACCGGCTCCACGCGATGCCCGCTGATCTCGACGAGATCGCAGTGATCTCGGGTGTGGAAGCGAAAGGGGCGCGTGGCGAGTTCATTCGCTTCGGGCCCGGACAGGGCCGCCCCTGGAACATCGGGCTGAAAGCCCAAGGTGAATACCCTCATCTCACCTATTCACACGAGCTGGGGCACTACTTCGACTTCGAGGACTTCGGCGGCAAGGGGCGCTACTCGACCAACATCAAGGGAACGCAGTACCGGTCCGTGTTGCTCGACGAGCTGTCGCCCGGCGAGTACGACGAGATCATGAAGCCGTTCTTCGACGCGGTGCTCGACTCACCCGAGTGGAGACGGATGCGCAAGATGCTCGACATCCCACTAGGTGATGAGTGGATGGTTGTCGACGGGAACACGATCTACACGATCCGGCCGGACCGGCAGCACCTGCGCTATCTGATGTCCCCACACGAGGTGTGGGCGAGGGCGTATGCTCAGTTCGTGGCAGTCGAGTCGGGCAACGAGACGCTGCTTGCCGAGCTGGCGTTGGCGCAGCGCGAAAGCGTGGTGTACCCGTACCAGTGGTCCGACGAGACGTTCGAGCCGATCAGGCGTGCCATACGCGAGATCTTCCGGAGGGCGGGGCTGGCGAGATGAGCATCTTCGGGGAACCGATCGATGTGGATTCACTTCCACCGGAGGAGCAGTACCGCTTCTACCGCGAGGTGTTGCAGATGACGGACGACAAGGCCAGTCTTCTCGTGGCGTTCGCTGCCGGGGTGACCACCGGCGACGCCCCTGATCCCTACCGGTCGGTCGACGACTGGCTCGACGCGGTGGGTTCCTCCGAATCGTGGGATGGGCCCTAGACGGGGCGGGTTCCTCCATCCGGGGCTTGTTGTGGGTAGTGTGGATGCATACCGATCGGATCCCGTACACCGGGAGGCCCTTCTGCCATGACTGAGATCACCGTCACCACCGAGCAGGCCGCCGAGTTCCAGGGAACGGATCTCCAGGGTGTCATCGTTTCTTTGGAGCCGAGCATGGCCGACCGGGAGGCGCTGGCCGTTCCCGGTGGGGAACCGCCCGAGCGGCTTTACATGACACTCGTCGAACTCGGCACCACGGATTCTGCTCCGGATCCAGGAGGTGTGCTGCCGGCTCTCATGGATTGCGCGGCGAGGCACGCGCCGATGCAGGGCAGCGTGAACGAGATCGGTCCACTCGGGCAGGACCAGACCAACACGGTCGCGTTCGTTGATCTCGCCGGGGTCGACGAGTTCCGCGCCGAACTGGTCGAAGCGCTCACCGAGGCGGGTATCTCCGTGGACACGACCCACGACTTCATCCCGTACATCGTTTTGGCCTCCGGTGTGGAGGTACCTGACGCTGCCTCCAAGGTCGGCACTCCGATCACCTTCGATGCGATCGGCCTGCGGTTCGGCGAACAGATCGTTCAAGTCCCCCTGGTGGGTGCAGCCTCCTCCGAGGCGCCCGAGCAAGGAGATTCGACCGAGATGCCGGCCGAGGGGGCACCGGCCGAGGGGGCACCGGCCGAGGAGCCTCCAACGGAAGAGGCCCCCGTGACCTACGAGATCGAGACCGACAGCGAGGAATGCACTACCCAGAGCGAGGGGGCGCTCACTGTTGCTGTTGTAGCTGTCAACGGCGACAAGCGCGAGATCGAGTCGTGCTGGGCCACCACCGAGGAGGCCCAAGCCCGGATCGATGCGCTCACCGCCGGGGATACCGGGGATGGGGGCGGCGACACGGCAGGGGAGGCTCCTGCTGCCGAAACCCCGGCCGCCAGCACCGCGGCGGTCCAGATCGAGGTGGCAGGGATCGGCGAACTGGAGCGGGCGGCTGCGCTCGCCGCCGAGGTGCGCGAGACGCTCGATCGCTTGGCGGCTCTCGCCCCGCAGGCTCGGGAGGCGGTGAAAGCAGCGATGCCCGCTGAGTTCACGGCGATCCGTTCACACAGTACGGACACGTCCGAAGATCCGTGGGACGGTCCAGCGAACGAGGTCAACGTCCGCTCACCCGAGGACGAGTCGTACTTCGCCGAGATCTACGCGTGGCGTGACGACGAAGCCGATCCGACTGTCAAGTCCAGCTACCGGTTCATCCACCACTTCGTTGCCGCCGACGGCACACCGGGTGCGGCGAGCACGGTGGCCTGCATCACCGGTGTCGGTGTGCTGAACGGCGCCAGGGGCGGCACAACGATCCCTGACGCCGACCGGCAGGGTGTCTATGACCATCTAGCCCGCCACCTGCAGGACGCCGGCTTGGAACCACCGGAGCTGTTGAGCGTCGAGGACGCGAAGCTTGTCGCCGCCGCAGTGGACGCCGGGTTCGAGGTCGATCCGGCGGATCCGTCAACGGTTGCTGACGCGCTGGAGTTCGGTCAGCTCCTCGCCGAGGAGGCTTCGGGATCGGGAGGGGCCCCCACCCAAGCCCCCACGGAGGTGGCTGCTGGATCCGACCTGACTTCCGTCCCAGACGACCTGCTGATCGCCGAGCTGGCGCGTCGTTGGGCTGAGGACACCGCGGCCCGGTTGGTGGCGGTCGGCGACACAGATGATGCTGCCGCCGCCGAGGAGGTGGTGCCCGAGCCGGCTGTCGCGATGGCGCAAGACGGCGTTGAGAGTGAACCTCCCGCCGCCGGGAAACCCGAGTGGGAGTGGGAGGGGGTGCTGATCGTTGAGGGCATCCCATCAGGCGATGGGCGCATGGTCGCCGAGGGGGCGCTCACTTGGCGGGAGCTGCCTCTGCCACTGATGCTCCAGACGGTCAACGCTCCAGGTCACGACGGCGCCGTGATCTGCGGCACGATCCAGGAGATCGAACGGCAGGGTCAGAACATCATCGGCCGAGGCACGTTCGATTCGGGTGAGGCCGGGGTCGAAGCGAAGCGGCTGCTGACTGAAGGCACGATCCGGGGTGTGAGCGCCGACATCGATTCGGTGGTCGTCGAGTTTCTCTCCCCCGACGGCGATCCCGTGGATTTCGAGGAGATGCTGTTCGAGGGGGTCGAAGCGTTGGAGGTGCTCATCGAGGGGAGGATCATGGGCGGGACGATCACGCCGTTCCCGGCGTTCCAGGAGGCACAGATCAGGGTCATCCCCACAGAGGAGCAGGAAAAGGACGCGGCGCTCGCGGCTTCCGGCGCCCCGGTCGGGGATGTGTGGCGGGTCCCGTCCCCGATCGGGGTTCGGCCGGCCGGTGAACTCGACGCCGAGGCTGACCTCGCCGCGCTGATCGCTTCGGCCGCCGAGGTGGTCGACGTTCCGGTGTCGCCCCCACGGGACTGGTTCATGCCTGGTGAGATGCCGGAGCCGATCCCGTTCACGGTCCACCCAGACGGCCGCTGCTACGGGTTGGTAGCCCAGTGGGGGACGTGTCACATCGGTTTCACCGATCGTTGCGTCAAGGTGCCCCGATCCCACAGCGCCTACCGGTACTTCCGCAACAAGACGGTGCTGACAGCCGAGGGTGATCTGGTCGCCACCGGGCCGATCATCATGGACACGGTGCATCCGGATCTCAGGATGAGCGCCAGTGACGCTCAGGCGTTCTACGCGGATACCGGCTGCGCGGTTGCCGACGTGGCGCTGTACGAGAACGAGTGGGGGATCGTCGCTGCCGGTGCGATGCGTCCAGGTTTGTCGCCCGAGCAGGTGCGCCGGTTCCGTGGGTCGGACGTGTCCCCCGACTGGCGGATGATAAAAGGCCGCCTGGAGGTCGTCGGCCTGCTCTGCGTGAACGTCTCGGGTTTCGTTGTCCAGGGGCTCGTTGCCTCCGGGGCCGAGGTGCCGAACGCTCGGGGCGTGTTCGATTCGACGATCGGCGAGGTCACGGCTCTCGTCGCCGCGGGCATGGTTCGTCACGCCGACACCGAGGTGAACGAGCTGCGACGGGAGATCACTGAGATGCGGGCCGAGATCGACGGGATCTTGGATGCGATCCGACCGATCCGGGCGGAGCGTGCCGCGGCCCGTGTGGTGAACATGGCGCTGTCGATCGGTGGCGATGTTGATGAGTCCGAGCGGCGATGCTCGTGCAGCGCTGGGGATGGCGAGCCGTCTACTGGGCGGTGCGGCTGCGCTGCTCGCTGATCGGAGAGCGGCTCGCTTCGGGGCCCCCGCTTTCGGGGCGGGGGTCCTGTCGCGTCAAGGGAGAGGCGGCGTGGGCCGCCCGAGCCGCTCTTTCGGCACCCCGGCGAACTCGGGGAGCGCTGACATCGCTTGTTCCAGCGCCTTCGGGTCGTGCTCGATCAGCCACGCTCGGGTGGCTTCGGTGAACACGAGAACACGTAGCGCGTTGCGGGTCGCTTCGTGTTCGTCCGTCGCGGTGGCGATCGAGGTGGCGACGCGGCTGACGTCGCTCGGTCCGAAACCCCATCCCGTTAGGGTTCGGCGCACGTTGAGTAGGTAGCGAGCTTTGGCTCGGTGCCGGTTCATTGGCGTCTCCTGTTGCCGAGGGGTTCCCCCGCCTACTGTCGATCCACAGTATACACCAAGGGTGAGACGGTCTCAAGCATCCACGCCAGGTCGCTGCTGCGCTAGCGAGAGCTGCTCGGCGGTCACCCCCATGCGGTCGAGCAACTCCTGCATCTTCTCGTCGCCGACGATCTCGCCGTCGATCGTCAGGTTGCCGCCGGCATCGGTCGTTACCCGACCTATGTCCCACCCGAGGCCGATGTCGAACCCGACCGGCAGCACGAATAGGTGGTACTGGTTGGCCGTGTCCACGAGCCGGCTTTCCCGAGGGAATATCTCCATCGCTTCGCGCTCGGGTCCGGCCACCTCGTTCTTGATCCACTGGAGGTGACGCCAGTCGCGGATCGCCTTGCGATCGTTGCGTCGGATGGAGAGCCACACCAGGCCATTGAGGCCTTCGGGCTGCTCGCTGCTGTAGGGCGCTGCGATGGCGGTGTAGCGGTCGTTCCCCCAGATCTGAGCGCTCGGCCCCTCACTGGCGTAGAACAACTCGGGATCGGCCGGGACTCCGAGCTGCATCGGGATCCAGGGTCGGGGCTTAGTTGGTCGCTTCTTGGTGCTCATGTGGACGATTCTGCTACGCACCCTGGACGCTCTCGGGAGAGCGTCCAGGGC